ATATGGGGCTAACAGAGAACCTCGACCCGTGTGGTTTTTACTCTGATGACGTATGGTGGCGGGGGATAGCTGACCTAGTAATACTCGACACAGACAGCCACATTGCATGGGTAGTTGATTATAAGACAGGTAAGTCAACTAGGTATGCAGACAAGGGGCAACTAGAACTCATGGCGCTTGCCACTTTTAAACACTTCCCAGCTATCAAAGAAGTACGTGCTGGACTGTTGTTTGTAGTATGTAACGAGTTAATTAAAGATAAGTATAAACAGACGGACCAGACATTGTTGTGGGCTAAATGGACAGATTCTTTTTCTCTGATGCAGGAAGCTTTAGATAACGATGTGTGGAACCCCAGACCTAGTGGATTGTGCAAGAATCATTGCGCGGTCCTTGAATGTGCTCATAACGGGAGGAACTAATGCCTAGATTAATTAAGAAGAAACCACGACCCTATAAAAAAGAATACCAACAACAAAAAGAAAGAGGTGAACATGCAGATCGTATGGAACGCCAGAGAGCGAGGCGTAAAATTGATAAGAAAGGCGTGGACAAGAACAAGAACGGAAAAGCCGACAAAAGAGAAGGCAAAGACGTTTCCCATAAGAAAGCCCTCAGTAAAGGCGGCAGTAACAAAGACGGAGTACGTATAGAGAGTAAAAGTAAGAACCGTAGCCGTAATTACCAAAAGAAGAAGTAGTATGCGTATTGTAAAAGACAGGGCAGTGCTTCTTAGATTACGTGACCCAGAGAAAGTTACTAGCATAATACCTAAAAGTAAGGAGCTTGAGGATAATCGAGTTCTAGTTAATTGGGGGCTGGACGAGGTACACGTACTAAAAAACCTGAAGATAAACGTGCCTTCTCCGATTGAATCTAAGTACAAGTGGACGGGTAAACTAAAACCCTTTGACCACCAGAAGACCACCTCTGCATTTTTAACTCTGAACAAACGTGCTTTTTGCTTTAATGAGCAAGGCACAGGTAAGACCGCTAGTGCTATCTGGGCCAGTGATTACCTTATGAAAGAGGGCAAAATAAACAGAGTGCTTGTGATATGTCCTTTGTCTATCATGGATAGTGCTTGGAGAGCAGACTTATTTACGTTTGCCATGCACCGCACAGTAGACATAGCCTATGGTTCATCAGAGAAACGCAAAAAGATTATCAACCAAGGCGCTGAATACGTCATCATTAATTATGATGGTGTAGAGATAGTAGCCGATGAGATAGCCAATGGTGGGTTCGACCTAATCATAGCTGACGAGGCCACACACTATAAGAATCCACAGACCCGCAGATGGAAGATGTTAAATAAACTAGTTGCTCCAAACACTTGGCTTTGGATGATGACCGGAACCCCTGCGGCACAGTCTCCTCTGGATGCTTACGGACTAGCCAAACTAGTTAACCCTGACGGAGTGCCTAAGTTCTTTAGCTCTTTCAGAGACAAAGTGATGATAAAGATCACGCAGTTTAAATGGCTACCAAAAGAAGATGCCATAGACACGGTACACAAAGCGTTACAACCTGCGATACGGTTTACCAAAGATCAGTGTTTGGATTTGCCCGATCTTGTGTACACTAAACGTGTCGTAGAGATGACCAAACAACAGAAGAAATACTATGACCAGTTAAAAAGATTCATGGTTATGCAGACAACTGACGAGCAAATAACCGCCCCGAATGCCGCTGTCAACATGAATAAGCTGTTACAAGTGTCGGCAGGGGCAATCTATACCGAGGACGGTGAGGCTTTAGAGTTTGATATAAAGCACAAGTATAAAGCCTTGAAAGAGGTAATTGATGAGTCAAGCCAGAAAATACTTATCTTTGTGCCGTTCAGACATACGATAGATATCATATCTGACAAGCTACAAAAAGACGGAGTTACCACAGACATAATCCGTGGAGATGTACCTGTATCAAAACGCACGGAGATATTTAAACGATTTCAAGAGCAAGATGATCCCAGAGTATTGATTATCCAACCGCAGTCTGCGGCTCACGGTGTAACACTAACCGCTGCTAACACTATTGTGTGGTGGGGACCAACTAGTTCTCTGGAGACTTATGCACAGGCCAACGCCAGAATTCATAGATCAGGACAAACTCACAAGTGTACGGTGGTACAGTTACAAAGTTCACCGATAGAAGGTAGAGTTTACTCACTACTAAATAACAGAATAAATATTCACTCACAAATACTAGAATTATATAACGAATTGCTTGACTAGCTAACGAAAAGAGAGTAGATTCGTTCCACCCAGTGATTTTACTGGTGCGTAAGGAGAACAAAATGGAAGCAGTAAATCAAGAGAGAGATATCTCTCCTGCAAGGCTGACGCAACTCTGCAACGTCTTTATCAAGATAAGAGCAGAAATATCACGGCTTAAAGCAGCACATGAAATAGAAGTCAAAAAGTTAGAAGCCCAGAAAGATAAAGTGGCAAAAGCTCTGGATGAATATTGTGTGTCGCAAGGAGTCAAAAGTGTTAAGACTGACGGTGGGCACACCTTCTATAGGAAGGTAAACACCCGCTATTTTATTCCTGAAGGTAAGTGGGACGAGTTCTTTAAGTATTGCGCTGAGAATAATCTTCCAGAGCTTATACAGAAAAGGACCAGTGCTACTAACCTAAGAGAATACTTAGAAGATCCTGATAATAAGGACGTTGTGATCCCTGCCTTGCAAGCCGACTCAAACTATACACTTAGTGTTAGAAAAGCAAAGGGAACATAATAATGGCTAGTTATTCAAACGTGCAAGAAGTAGCAAAGTATTTTGGTATCTCAGAATCTACTGTAAGACTCTGGGTTAAGAAAGGTACTATTGCTAGAGATTGTTACATAAAAGCAGACTTAACTTATAGGTTTGACATATCCGCTATCGAGAAGCATTTGAGAGGGGGTAAGTTTGAAGAAGATAAGTCTGAAGAAGATAAACCTTGGCAGGAAGAACTTGCTGAGAAAGATACAGAGGTTAGTCTGGACGATGATTTCTAAATGAGACTTAGCATACGGGACAATAACTTTAATGCAGATGACGGTTCGTTAGGTAGCACGATAGAGGCAGTGATTATCAATGCAGCCTCTGTATCTAGGGCTTACTACCAAGCCGAATACAATGCCGACAAAGTACAAAAACCTATATGCTGGTCTACAGACACGCAACAACCCGCTTCAGGGGTATTACCTAAAAACAAACAGTCAGCACGATGTTTGGATTGTCAGCGCAATATTCGGGGAAGTGAAGGACGGGCGTGTAGATTTTCGCAGAAAATAGCTTTGGTATTTGAAGATAAGCTATGTGAGGTACATCAGTTACAAGTACCTGCCAATTCTATTTTTGGTAAGGCAACTAATAACGAGATGCCACTACAGGAGTACGCTAGGTTCCTACAAAAACGAGGAACTTCTGTGTCATCTGTATACACAAAGATTTATTTTGATGAAAGTAGCAGGGTGCCTAAGTTGTTCTTTGCGCCTAAACGACCTTTGGGTAAAGAGGAAGAGAAACAAGTAGCAGACATGGTAGATCATACAGACACCATACGAGCTATAACGACTGACTATTCTGAAGGTTTTAATACAACTAGTTCTGAGGAGAACGAAGAAATGAAATATATGATACAAAATGTGACGGCTCAATGGCCTAAATTAGATCGCCCTTACCAGTATGTAGAAGGGAAAGGTCATCAGCCTTGTTCGGTAGATGCAGAGGGGGCGGCATACGAAGTAGGTATAAACATACCTCACGCTGAAGCCGGAAAATTACGTAAAGCGATGAAGGCTTGGTACGATGAGAAGAAAGCCGAGAACGACAAGAAGAATCCGAAAAACGAATGGCCTGAGTTCGAGGACGGCTATGAGATTGTTTCAGAGGAAGGTGCGGCAAAAGAGGATCGTATTTATCGTAAGAAATGCAAACTCAAGGCAAAGTACGATACTCCCACTAAAAAACCTCTTATGTTGAAGGCTAACTTACAACCATGCGCTGATGACTTTGAGTTGACTACTGGCAGCACGATTAATATCGAAGTCACTTTTTATGCTTGGGCTAATAAGGCTATGGGATGTGGCGTTTCTTTACGGCCTCAAGCTGTGCAGGTTATTAAGCTTGAACCACGCATGGAAAGAGAGACTAGTTTTACGCCTATGGAAGGTTACGGTTCAGATGAATCAGAAGCAGGTAGCAGTTTTACTGCTGTAACCTCAGAGCCTGTGCAAGCAGAAGCCAGCAATGATGACTTTGAGGAACCTGAAGAACCTAAGAAGATAGTCAAGAAGAAGGGCAATCCCCCAGAAGATAAAGATCTGGAAGATATCGTAGACGATTGGGACTAACCTTTAATATGCAACGGGGTTGGACTAATGTTCAGCCCTAGTTGTGACTGCTTTTTGGGATCACTATGGAAACTAAATTATTTTTAGATAGCGTTCTCTGTGCGGAAGGGGTTTATTGTCTTTTTGCGTCTCACTCAAAACTGAAGAAAAGAAACCAAAGGTTCTTTGAAGATACACAAGAACTAATAGACTACGCACGGGAACTAGATAGCAAAGGTTGGGATACTTTTTTTGCTCTATCATCTTTTCAATCGTCAAAATCTAGGAAACAGGACAACGTAGCAAAGATTCGATCTTTCTTTCTCGATCTGGATTGCGGCCCTAGTAAGGATTTTGAAACACAAGAACAAGCATTGGTAGCCTTGAGAAATTTCTGCAAAGAAACAGGGGTACCAAGACCGACCATGATAAATTCGGGTAGAGGTGTGCATGTGTACTGGCCTTTGACGGAGGAGAAAGAACCTGAAGATTGGATGTCTGTAGCGAGAAGCTTTAAAAGTAAACTATCAAAGTACAAAATATATGCAGATCCTGCGGTGACTTCTGATACTGCTAGAGTCTTGCGTGTACCTACAACACACAACCACAAAGCCGACCCCCCTATCCCAGTTAAACCGATAGGCTCTCTTGCACTTGAACCTTTAGAGTTCGATATGTTTGTAGAGATCTTTGGAAGAGATACTAGTACGACAAATAGACCTCTTATGAAGAACGCTGTCATGGATAAACTTATGGGTAACAGAGAGTCTTCTTTTGAAGCTATAAGGGTTAAGACAAAGGCAGGGAAAGGGTGTGAACAACTTAAATTGATAATGACAGATCAGGAGAACACTAGCGAACCCATGTGGAGAGCAGGGCTATCTATTGCTAGGTTTTGTGTAGACGGAGAGAAAGCCGCACACAGGCTATCTGAGAGGCATCCTGAGTACGATGTAGATGAAACGAATCGAAAGTATGACCTCATAAAAGGTCCTTACACCTGCGTAACATTTGACGAAAACAAACCTGATATATGCCCTAATTGTCCTAATTGGGGAAAGATAAAGTCTCCGATTGTGCTGGGTAATAGGTATAAAGAAGCTGAAACTAGTAATGAAGATGAAAATGAACTGCCAAGTTATCCACAACCCTACTTCAGGGGGGCCAACGGAGGTGTATACCATAGGTCCACATCATTAGATGGTGAAGTAGACGAGAAACTTATTTATCATAACGACTTGTACGTAGTTAAAAGAGTGCGTGATCCTGAAGCAGGGGAGAGCGCAGTCATGCGGCTACATCTACCCAAAGATGGTATACGTGAGTTTACAATACCGTTAAGCGCAATCACTTCGAGAGAAGAGTTTAGAAAGCATATAGCATCTCAGGGAGTGGCAGTTACCAAGATGGACGAATTGATGACCTATACAACTACATGGATTAACGAACTACAAGCTAACAGTGTAGCTGAGAAAGCACACAGACAGTTTGGTTGGACTGACGGCAGTATGACAACGTTCATACTAGGTAATAAGAAGATAACCGCTGATGCCATAGAGTTTAATCCCCCGTCCGATCAGACCGTGGGTTTGTTTCCTGCGTTTGAACCCAAAGGAACACTAGAAGAATGGAAAGAATTGATGTCTTTTTGGGACAGAGATGGCTTTGAGTTGTATCAATATGTGGTCGGCACGGGGTTCGGTAGTGCGTTGATGGAGATGTTAAACGCTAGTTGTGCGGGTATGCACCTTCACAGCGTAGATTCGGGCGTAGCAAAGACTACAGCAGTCATAGCCGGATTAGGCATATACGGCAATCCAAATGAGCTACTACTAA